AGTTGGATATCTTTTCCACACCCCGACTGGCGGGTAATGATCGAGGAGGATGCCGTGTGCAGCACAAAAGTTTAGGAAGTCCATTAACGCTTACCCCTCTTGATCGCCCGAATGTAGGCCCTCTTCTTAGCTTCCACAAACTTAGTTACTTCCATGCTTGGCATGCTGACGTTGTCGCTCAGGTTCATAGGCCAAACCCCAAACTTATCTTTGTAAGTATGAGCCGCCCAACCTGGGGACTTGCCTTCGTTGGCTACAAACCATTGGAGTTGTGACCACCACACCTGTTTGTTGGCGCGCGACATCATTGCTAGCTCTTCCATTTCTCCTGGAAGCACAGACAAAACATTCTTTCTCTCTTTGACAAAGCCGCAATGCGAGCAGGACTCTGCATGCCGAGGCATATAGGCCTGACACTTGGGGCACTTAGCCTCCTGCTTTTCCTTCTCTGTCGGTTCCTTTTTTGCCTTCTCTTTGCCCTCGTCTAATGAATGAACGCCGTTCTCATAGACATCCTCCCAGTCCTCACGAAAGCGGAGGTAATTACCTGAATGATCAAGCCACACGGCATAAGGCTTATCGTCTGGGTTTGCCTGATTGCTTCGCATGACACGACCCATCTGCTGAATATGGGAAGACAAAGACTTGCTGAATGGGCGGGCTGATACGCCGATCATTACGTCAGGCACATCAAAACCCTTGGTCAGGATATCCGTGGCAATCAGGCCATGAATCTCTGTATCAGGCTTGGCAAAGTCCTCGATGACCTGCTTCTTAAACTCGTCATCATCTTTGTAGCTGATCGAGATAAAGTTGTAGCCCTGCTCTGCGAACTTACGCATGAGATCGGTGCCATGGTTTACGCCTGAGCAAAAGACAATCGTCTTGCGTGGGCGGTTAAAGATCTGATGTGTAAGCTTGATCCACTCTGTAACGATGTCGCCTGTGATCTTCATGCCACGATCAGTAGCTTCCTTCTGTGACCATTCACCGGCTACTTTCTTTGCGCCAGTCATGTCAATCTCTTTGGCAACGAACACCTTGAGCGGAACCAACACGCCCTGATCCACTAAATGTTTTGTTGTGACCTAAGACACTACATGATCATAGACACGACCCAGACCCTTGGTGAAAGGAGTGGCGGTCAGGCCTATGACCTTAACGTCAGGATTGTTCTTGATGAACTCGATTGTTTGCTCTCTGGTCTGGTGGCATTCATCCACGATCAGAAGCTGAAGACCAGGAAAATCACCACGCTTTTCTAACGTCTGAGCAGAGCAGACTTGGATGTTTTCATAGGGTCTAAACCTCCAGTGACCTGACTGCAATACGCCATGCTCGATGCTGTACTTCTCAAGACGCTGACTTGTTTGATCGCATAAGACAATACGATCCAAGATCATTGCCGCCTTGTTACCCTTCTCTTTTGTGGCGCGTAATAGCTCGATGGCCATCTCTGTTTTGCCTGCGCCCGTGGGTGCGTAAAGTATTTGACTACGTAGTCCTGCTGCAAATCCTTTGCGAAGACTATTCAAGATATGGGACTGGTAGTCCCTGAGTATTAGTGACATAGGAATTCCTCTACTGGGACACAAGCCCCCCAGCTTGGGCTATGGATTACTTGGCTTTCAATTGCTTCTGCAAATAGGTCACTTGCTTTTTAAGCTGAGCGTTCTCTGCTTGGAATTGATCACGGCTAATCTTCACAGAGTTCAGCTCAATCGTTAGTTGCCAGACCTCATCTCGAAGCTCGGCAATTATTCTGCCGGCAAGATCAGGATCTGCTGAACCTTTGACGGCCAACTGATCTGATAGCTTCTCATTCTCTTGAACCAAGAAGTCGATAGCTTCCTGTTGCTTGCCGTCATCCACAGGTGTAGCAGGAGTAGCAGGTGTAGCAACGTCAAATGTTTTTTCTGCCTTTGGAGGCTTGGTCGTGCGGGTCTTGACCTCGCCATCTTTGTTTACAAACTTAACCTTCTCGGGCACCTTACCTACACGCAACTTTGCTACTGTTACATGGGACACATCGCAGATCCGGCCAATCTCACGATTGCTCCACTCGCCCCATTCGAAGTCCTCGATCAACTCTTTGGCATTGTGAAGCTTGTCTTGCAAAGTAGGAGGCAAGCCATGACGATTGTTTGCACTCTTACTATAGAGAATTGCGTCACGCAATAAACCATGGGTCACATTGCACTTGATCGAAGCCTTGCCGTTCTTACGGGTAGCGTGATAGCGGTGGAAGCCATCGGCCAACCAGTACTCTTTGCCGTCAAAGAATGCGGTAACCGGCTGATACTCTGTATCCTCCTTCATCTTGCCTAGGATTTCTTCAACATAGTCCTCATCGATTTTCAGGCGTGACTGGGTGCCGCCAGTTATGTTGATTGCATCAAGAGAGATGGTCTTCAGTGTGAATATCAGTTTGCTTGGGTCGTAGCTCATTTATTTTCCTTGTTAGATATGTAGCCAAGATAGAAATATCTCCACTTGGTTTGTATGTTGGATGACTTGTATCTGGTCGTGCCCCACTCATAACTTAGGCCTCGCAGCGCCAAGATCTCTTCGAATCTTTGGCGTATCTCTTCGACTTGATTCTTGGGCTTTAGCGACATAAGACCAAGCCCACAACTAAGCCTATGAAAAAGGTGATCCACGGAATCAATATCGTGTCGGTGTCAGCCTCGATCTTGTTCGGACCCTCCATCCATTCGAAGTAGTCCTTGGGAAATGCTTCCTGCATGGTGCGTGGAAAGCGGCGTTCTGTATCGTTCATCTTTTCTCCTTTGTAAATAGGTGCAACTAATTATACATAATGTTATCTCGTTTGCAACCCACCAATTAACTAATTCTTTTTGGCAAAGCACTTCGCTCACGCTACCCCTTTCAATAGTTCTTGCAGTTGTTTCAATTTCTGTGCGCTAGTGGAGTTCTCTTGGATCTCCGCCTCGATCTCAAGTGCCACGTTCTCTAGCTCTGTGGCCATCGCCTTCATCTGTGCAGCCAACCCGTTGGCTTTCTCTGAAAGGCTGATCAATCTGTCCAAGTTGGATTGCTTGATCTGAGTTACTGGTTTGCTTGTAGCCATGGTTTTTTCCTTTGTTTCTTCTATAAATTTGTCGAATGTTGTTGTCTCTTTTACTTCTATGCGGATAAAAGATCCGCGCTCAGGCTCTTGGATAAGGCCTTGTCGTTTCAATGTGTCCAAGCAACCAATGATTGCCTTGGAGTCCCGCATGCTGTAGCCCAGTCTGCTTATCTCTGCAATGATCTGAGTAGAAGTCCATGCCTCAGATACAGGCACTGCTTCGTAGACCTTCTTGACTGGCGCATTCAAGACGTTAAACATCTGCTTAAACCTAGTCTGACTTATCATTTTTCATCTCCTTTATTTCTAAGTCTTGTTCAGCTCTTTCAAGTAAATATTTCCTCCAATCCTCGTGTTCTAAAACTTTTTGTATTTGCTCTCGGCTCCACAGGAACATGTGCCTATCCTCAAAACCATCTAAGACTTTGAACAACGTATCTTCAGGGAAGTTATATGGACTGGCGAATAAATCCATGTACCTGAACGAACCTGCTGAGATGTCGTGATTCTCAAATGGCTTCTCTGGACGCTTCATGTGGCTAGTTGTAAACAGGTACTTGATACCTGACTCCACAAAGTTGGTAAGCACCTTGTAGGTTTCCACGTAGGGCATATGGAACAGAAAATCCCGACACAACATCAGGTCTGCCATGGGGTACTTGTCCTCTACCAAATTGGTATAGACAAACTTCATCTTTGGATTGTCTTTGTACTTCTCTTTAAGCTCTTCTATTAGAGCTTGCACAATATCAGCACCAACATAATCTATGTCGGCCTGCTCCAAGACCTTGGCCATCCAGTTCAGGTCGCCGCATGGCGCATCGAATACAGACTTAATCTCAAACTGCTCGAACAACTTGGGCAATTCCTGACGCAATCGTTCTGTATGTTTCAGCGTAGATGACGGCCCACTAACTGTTTCACCAGAGCCCCAACCCTTCTTCTCAAAGATCTTTGTGAACTTTTCTTCCATGGTCTGCTGCTTATCCCAGTACAACCTTGATGCCCGACCCTTGGCTTTCTTATTAAAGTAGTCCACACCTGAGAAATCAATGTAGTCCTGAACAGATCTGACTGATCCCAACCCATAGATACCCATGTCTTTGCCATGGATCAAAGCCTCCAGTCTGTCTGTCGCACGTTGCTGCATGGTTGCCCAGTGCTCAGCACGTTTTGTAGTGACTTCCTTATCCCAATGTCTAGGACGTTCGCCGCCTTTTGATTTGGCATAAAGATGGTAGATGGGCATGTCAGGCACATGGAACATATCCCAACCATGCGTATACGCGCGCAACGCTATAGCTTGCTCTTCGCCATTGAAGTACATATAAGGATCGTATGGAATCTCATATACAAACTTGCCTAGCGTGAACAGGCAACCTGCGCCTACGTGAACTCCAGGAATGATGTCGGTTGTGTCTACTGGGGAAGCAACAAACTTCAGCTTGGAATTCTTTGGATCAAAATCATCCGCAATAATGTGAACCGATGTGCCACGGAAGATGTGCTTGGTAACAATTCCATTCTCACGCTCGTATGAGTTTGGGTAACTGGACACAATGAACTTCGGGCTAATCTCGGCGCACTTCTCAGCCGCTTTGATGAATCTCTCATCCCAGTCCTGCTCAAATATCATGTGTGCATCGATCTGGAAAAACCAATCCTCATCGTTGTACATGGACATGCAGACTGATCTCGCCCAACAGGCACCACGGGATTCGTGTGGGTTAACACCAAGGTAGCGCACATTCTTATGGTCAGGCGTGATCTTGATGCGCTTACCCAGTTCGCTCTGCTCCACCACCCCAAAGAATAAATCGTTTGGATATTTGGATTTCTTGATGGCATCATTTATTGTGTGCCCCAATAGCACATCAGAGTAGGAGGCAATGCTTACAAAGATGCTCATTTCTTAAGGCTCCGCACATAGGCCGCAAAGCTTGCCGTTGTATCTCCGCCGTTTTTCATGGCGTCAAACTCTTTAGCCACCTCCTCAAGGGTGTCGTTGCGGATCTTGTTAGAGATGGGATCGAGCTGTTTCTGAATCATCTGACGCTTGCGCCATCCCAAGGCTTTTTCCCATACGTTTAGTTGTTCTTCGCTCATTTTTTTCCTTTCGATATTCCAATACTTCATTAAGTAACTTCTCCATTTGATCTGCTGCCATCAAATGAAATGGAGTGATCGGTTTATGGCTTGCAATTGAACGCATCATGGCAATAGTTGTCCTTGCCGTGGTTTCACTCAGCTTTGCCATCAGTCTTCTCCTTCAAGCGTATTCTCAGTATGCGGTTCTCTTGCAAAGCATCCTCTAGCATGCGGAGGTGTTCTTGGTGGCGGTCTTCCATAACTTTCACCAGCTTCTGGAAATCAATATCCCACTGGCTCATCTTGGCCGACAGAATCTTGGCGTGGTACCAAACATACTCATTGGTAATGCCTTCGACAGTGACGCTGTCTTTAATTTCATATTGTTTTAATGCTTCTGGAATCATGGTTTCTCCTTTGGTTTATCTTCAATCACAACAGGGCCGTTAAACATAGCCATGCCCAACTGTCCAAGCATGACCGACTTCAATCGTTCTCGATCTTCTTCCGGGAACTCAGAAGCAACGTCATTCATTATTTTTAGAATGTCCTGTGCCATTTTTTGTGGTGTGATGGCGCTCATGTGTTCTTCTCCTTGAGTTTGGCTTCAATGGCTCTGGCATCTGCAAGTTTTGCGTAAGGGTTTACATCCGAGTCTGATGTTCCAATGCGACTAATGGTTGCCCAAATTTCCTCATCCGTCAGCCCTACCCAAGGGCGAACGTAGTCTTGAATATCATCGTCATCCATGGTTCTTCTCCATACTGATAATGAACTCTTGCATATGAATCAGCGCATGGTTATAGGCCGTCTGATACATGGGATTAGGATCTTCTGAATCAAACAAAGCATCGATTGTGTCAAGTGTTGCTTTACGAAAATTCTGCACGATCAAACTAGCCAGTTGCTCAAACTTCTCAATCTCTTTATCACTTGCGTGACGGATAAAGCCAAGCCCCGCCTTATCTGCCATATCAAATAGCTCTTCTCTTTTCATATTTGCTCCTAATAAAAACGCCCGAAATCAGGCTCTTTGTTGTATTTGTTGACGTAGTCTTCCCACGATACTGCAAAGTCTTCGCACGTAAACAAACTAATAAGTTGCTTGTAACCCAAGTAATTTTGTGCATGCCCGTACTGGGTCTTGTCCACCATTGCTACGTAGTGCTCCGCAGTTGGAAGACCAAATGCATGCAAAGTTCTCACGGCAATTTTTAATGTGCCTTGTGATCCCGCTAAATCATCCACCAAAAGCAGCGGCTTGCCAGTTACTCTGCCTTCAGTGAAGTTCATCAGGCCGTATACCTTGCGTGATTTCTTAACCGACAACATGGGCTCACCAAGTACAGCCGACATCGCAAGCCCAAGCGGTACACCGGCATCCTCACAGGCAACGATCTGCACGTTTTTATCCGGCAGACCTTGCACCAGTAACTCGCCCGCAGTTAACACAAACTTGGGATCAAACAGGCATCTGCGCAAATAGAACTGCCACCTATAACTCATGTTCGGGGCTTTCGCAGGAATGTCCGGAAGATGCGGAGGCACCCTGTAAATTCCCCTGTGGTCAACTTCATCACGCAAGTAATGCCACTTCTCAAGGGCTGTCATTATTTTTCCTGCATAACTTTAGCCAAGAAATCAATCGATACAGAAATGTTATTGAGTGCATCTGCAATACTCTCTAAACCCTCCCTGTGTACCTCTGCAATTTCTTGCATACCTTCTTTATGCACAACACCAAGGGCTTCAATTGCACCCATAGAAGTCATTGCATCACCATTGCCCAAATAACAGGCAGCTTTAATAATTGCATCAGCAATTTGGTTTCTATCTTCATTCATAGTGGACTTTCTTCATGGTTATCAGGGTTGAACTTGGGCACTTTTGTACCCTTGTCTTTTGGATTTGGAAATGGTGGAAACGGCCATGTCATCTACGTTCTCCGGTCTAGGACAATCTTCTGGCGGCACAACCACGCACCACACAGCTGCATACTGTTTTCTCGGAACAGCTTCCCATCTATCAATGTAGGCATCAGGCATAGCGCGTATGGTCTTCTTAACATTCGCCTTGTCACGCTTTACGGCCCACACAACTTGCTCTATCGTCATCCCATCACTGTGCGCTCTGAGTAATGCTCTGATCTCTTGCGTACAGTTTGTTCTCATTGACTTCTCATATCGTGCTTAAACAACGCCAGTGCTTCATCTTGAATGTCACGCACAACATAGTCAGCCAAGAATCCAATCATCTCTATATCCTTGTGCGTTACAGACACCAGCTCCATTGACTCAGCATAGTCTGGCTCAATCTTCAAACCATTCTCAGTAGAACCAATCTCAGCCGGCAAGTAATCCAGCGTACAGTCAAGCTCCACATCAGCTCTCGTAAATATATATCTCATAATATCTCCTTGAAGTTGGGATGTGTATATTACTGCAAAAAAGTGCGCCGTCAACAGGTATAAGAAAATAAATGTAGGTGCTACATTCTTGGTGGACTGCTAGGCTCTGTGGACATGGTTCTGCCTAGGGGAGAGGCGTTCTCCCTTTGGCATACTTCCACATTCCCGGAGCCACTGGCTGAGTATCTTGTGGGCTGATCTTCTTCTAAGTCCAATCAGCATCGAGCACTTTGCACAACTTAGTTGTGTCTAGCATGGCCGCTCGAACCTTCGCTGTAAGCCGCAGGACTTGAACCCACGGGCAACAAAGGCAATTCCCCCATATGCGCTTGCAACTTCTTTGCGCAACTTCACAACAGATAAGAACGTCGTAGGATTGGTGGACTGCGGTCTACGCCTTGCGGCCTCCAACGCTTCCCTCATGCCAATCCAAAACCCGATAGAGTTCTGTCGCTAGTTGTCGTAGGAGGAGAGACTGGGACTGCTCACATGTAGCAGTGTTTTTCAAAACATTTCGTCCACTCAGGAGTTGCCGGCGCTAACCCGACAAACAATCCCAGTCTCAAAAACAAAAAAGCCGTTTACAACTGCGTCCGGTCGGAGCCTTGCTTAATATCTCTCCCCACAGAAAGCATTAAGTAAAGCGGAACGCATGTGTAAACGGCCTCAATCATTGCCTCCGACAGCAACAACGTGTTTATATCACAGAATAAATTTACCTGTCAACTAGGTGACAGTATTAGGGTTTACCCACCCAAATGGTAATATTACCATTGCTATTAGTCCCCGCAAAAGCAGGCAATGGTTGCCTCATTAGGGTCAAACATATCCCTTTGCTTCTCAGAAAACTTCAGCATCTCTGCATAGCTTGGGCGGTCAGTCCTAAACTTACCACCTTCAGGCTTACTGGACAGGCCTACAGATTCCATCCGAGCCCACCATAGCGCGCGCTCAGGCTTCTCAGCTATCAGGCTCAGGATCTGGGCGCCACCCTTGAGGTAGCACAGGTCACAGTTACCATGCATGGTCACGCCATTCATGTTGGGAAGACCTAGATCAAACGGCTGATTCCTCCAGAACTCACCCACAGTTTCCTTGGTTACACCGATGCGGCCAAGTGGTGCATGCTTCTCTTCGTGCTTACCATAATTTTGGTTGCCAATCTTGGCCAGGCGGCGCTGCTCATCAGCTCTGATACCAATCATGGATGTCCACTCTTTCCAGCCAATAGACTTTAGATAGCGGTGGATCGTGCGCACCTTGAGCTCGACTGTACAGAAGCGGCTGACAGGATTGGGCAGGTAGTTACGCATGCGGATCAGTGCCTCGAACGGCTCGCCATCCCGACTGGCTGTCTCGTAGTCCACCTCTTTCCAGCGATCCTTGGTCAGTTCAGCCGGCTGATATTCAAGCCAATGGATCTTGACGTTCCAGGCCTTTGCGCAATCATTAACGAACTTAAGTGTGGCCTCATCCTCCTTACCAGTGTTGGCAAAGCAAACAATAGCTTCCTCGGGCAAGCTCATGTCGTGAGCCTCCAAGACCTTATAAAGCATGAAGGCGGAGGTGCGGCCACCTGAAAAGGATATGACCGTGGGCTCATCTATGTGGAAGGGATTCATCTAGCTCCTTTGAAAAAAAGCGGGATCCGAAGACCCCGCAAAGTAAACCCAACAAAGGAAAGTACGGCAACTGCAATTACCGTAAAACCATCCTATCAGAGTTTGCTGAGGAAAACAATTGCCTCAT